AGCTCTCCACCTTCATAGTCATCATTAAAGTAAAATAAGCCAGCTAAATCATACCAAGGGAAATCATTGGCTCTTCCCTGTTCTATACCAGTATGAAATTCTTTATCTGCATGGGGCTCTTGTCTTGCTCCAACTGGCCATCTTACAATTGCTGGCCCTGTCTCTTTTGCATCAACATTAAAAAATTTATCTACTTCAATTTTTAGCCTTGCAATCATGCTGTTAATTAATTCAAGAATTTTTGGGTCTGAGGCCATCAAAGAGTTGTACGTACATACTCTGTCTTTCCAAATATCAGCATCATACAGAACAAGGCCATCCTCATCAACATGAGTTTCGGTTTGATCCCAAACCTTATTGTTTAAAGCAAAATTAATTAATGTTTCTCTTTCTTCTGTAGTTAAAAAGTTTTCTAGTTCGACAATATTATCCGAAGAGTCTCCAAAGAACCCAGATGGAGTTATAGACTTCGGAGCATTTAATCTAATTTTTTCATTAGCTATCATTTGATTATTGTTCATATTATAATTATACCATTTCCATTTATTTGCTGATATCTTTAATATCTAGCATTATTTTTTTAACTTGATGGGACCCTAGCGAGTTTCCTTCATGGTCCATTGCATTTCTATATAGGTTTGACCAAATCCCCTGTTTTTGTCTTGATGTTACGTACTCAGTATACCCTAGATCATTTTGTATTTCATCTATTGGCAAAGAAAGGCCATTGCTTATAATTGCAGTTGAGTTATTTAATTGCTCTAAGTCTATTGGTAAAACTGACACTACTGGGGTCCCAGCTTTAATCGTTATTGGAACATTTGCTTTTGTAATTTTCCAAGACGGATTTAGCTCCCCCTTTAAAAAGGATGTGTTTAGCAAGACCTCTAAAACCTCTACCCCTTCTATAAATTGATTTGGGACTTGCTTTACCCATAAAGTTAAATTCGGATTAGTTTTAAACATTAGGCCTGTATTGAAAGTAATTAAACTATTACCCCTGTCTGTGTAAATATATTTTTCACCAGATAATATTTTTATGTGCTCTGGGTTTGGATCATTGTCTCCATCCCAAATAAAAGATATATCTTCTGGGAACGATATGCCCCAACCAAGATTATTAACTAAACCTAGAGGAAAGCATCTGTACGCATGCTTATCTGCTGTCTCATCCATCCAGTCTCTTTTTGTCTCTAGGGTAACTAGGTCAGCTGGGGTTTTTGATATCTTGTACACATTAAATTCAAACATATATTACTGCCTTATTCTTTATAATTTACATTAAATGTAAATTTTTTTATTTCATGAGACCCTATATGGTTCCCATTATGATCAATTCCTTTTTGGTACCATCCTACTGGCCTGCCCTTTTTATCAGCTTCATTTGCAAGCGCATTATTATAGTCTGTAGATAGGTGCACACCAAAATCTTTGTTTGTTGGCTTATATACATTTATTATTGAGTTGTTTATACTTGATAAAGATATTGGCAAAATAGATCCAACTGCATCCCCAGCCTTAATTAAAATATTTTTATTAGCCTCTGTTATTCTTAGCACTATATGAAGGGCACCACTAAAAAAAGATGTAGAAAGTATCGCTGAGTATCCAGAGACTCCTTCTGTAAATTGATTAGGGACTGGTCCACACAATAAACTAGTATCTTTATCCGACTTAACTATTAAATTAGTAACAAGCCCTACGGTGGCAAATCCTCTATCAAAATAACAAATATCTTTTCCTTTTGTTACAACAGTTGAATTTGGCTCACGCTTTCCATTCCACATAAACTCTATGTCTTCTTCAAAATAAATCTCATAACCCATTGTGTTTGCAAGCGCAACAGGAAAACAAGAATATGCATATCCGTGCTGTGTTCCCTCTTCGATCCAATCTCTTTTAATAGACATTGGTCTTATTTTAGCTGTAGGCCTTTCATTATTTATCTCATAAGCATTAATTTCAATTGTCATCAGTTCCGCCTTTTAGCCTAATTGCCTTGATCTGGTGCTCTCCAATTTTTTTACCATTATTATCTACTGCATCTCTATAAAAATTTGACCATTCGCCAGACTTATTAATTTCTTGTACAGCAAGCGAATATGCTGGTGTTAGAAATTCATTTCTTGGAACCTCATGAATATCACGCAACTCCATTTCTGAATTTTGCAATTCAAGTAAATTTATTGGAATTACAGATATTATTGGGGTATTGGCCTTTATTGTTATTTCTACATTTGGTCTTGTAATTCTCCAAGCACAAGGCAAATCTCCTCTAAAAAATGATGTGGAAACAAGAGTTGTAAATGGCGAAACTCCATCAATGAATTGATTTGGAACTGGCATAGATAGCAATGTATCCTCTGGCTCTGTTACAAACATAACACCAGTATTAAAACTTATAGTTGCATTTGCACGGTCAGAATAGGCATACTTTTCTCCTTGCAAAATCTTTACATGCTCACCAGATGCATCAGATATCCCGTCCCATATAAATGTAATATCTTCTGGAAAAGATATTCCCCAGCCCAGTTGATTAGTTAGGCTGACTGGGAAACATTTGTAGGCATGCGCTTTCCATGTATCATCCATCCAGTCTCTTTTAGCTGTAAGGGGAGATACATTTCCGAAGCCTTCTCTAGTTTTGTATACCCTTATGTTTTTCACGTTCAACCCTCTCAGCTCTCATTCTCATGAAATCTGGGTTATGTGCGTGATCATTATAATCAAGCATTGTTACGATAGAATATTTTCTACCAGAGGTTACTGGTGCTGCTAAGTGGGAGAATAAATATGTTGATGGGAATATATACAGATCTCCAGCTTTTGGCTTTATGCTTAAATTTAATTTAGGAAAAACTAATTCTCCACCATCGTATTCATCATTTGGATAAGCAACCAAAGAAACTGTTGCACTATAAGAGAACCCATGGTCTGCATGCTCTTGGAAATGTTGTCCTGGACCATATTGAATAAAATTCATTACTTCCCAGTAGTTCATTCTAATATTGTATGCTCCACAATAATCTTCGACTGCTGGTATCTGTGCGTTGTAAGCATCTTGCCAGATATTGCCAAGAGTTGCTTCATCATCAGTCATTGGATTTTTAATTTCACCAATTTTAAAATCTTTACAGTCTCTATAGCTTGGTCTTTTTTCCATATATCCCACTGTGGCTTCTTCCCACAATAATCCGCTTTTATTATTTTCTAGTAGGTTGCTGACTCTATTCATTATGTCAATCTCAGGTTTAATTACATCTCGATAAACCCACATGCCTGGAAATAGCATTTCTTTTGATGACCAGTTTGGACTAATATTACTCATTTATTCTCCTATTTTAGTATAGTTTATCATATCATTTGGCAGTATGTCAATGATCATGTGCACTCTGTCTTGGCTGCTTGGATTATTAGCTGCGTGTGGCATTTGATTATTTATTTCATACCATCCAAACTCTTCCATGTGTATAGTGTTATCCATTACGGTAAATGTAACTTCTTTATTTGTAATTAAAGGGATATGCACTCTTCTAGAATAATTTAATATTGGTCCGCCATCCACATGTTTATGGATTTGCGAATTTGCATAAAGCTTAATCACTTCGCACCTTATAATTTTACCAGAGTAGTACTCCTCTAATGTTTTAAATATAAAATTTAAATCATCGTTTGAACTTTTATTTTTAAATGAATTGTGCTGAACTGTTTCTACTGGGGTATCTGGTATCCAATTATAATCTGTTGCACATATCCTAAACATCTCTGTGCTTCTATGTACCAGCCCATGGTTTTGTCTTGAAATATCAAGTAGCCACTCGTCAGAGAATGACTCCACTTCTTTTTTTAATTCAAAGGGACTAAATTGACCTAGTTTTACTATAGACCACTTAGTATCTTTTTTTACTCTTTGATACATGTTCATATAATATCATATCCATTTCATTTAGTTCTTCAATTCTTGCAATTTGTTTTTTTGTTAATGATAGTCCAATTTCTGGTGATCTGTTTGCTGAGTCGTTGAACCCTTTAAATGGCTTAAATGAAAACTCTTTTTCCAATGCTTTATTCATGTCTTCTTTAAATAAATTTAAATTTTCTAAAGAATACGCATAAAACTTATCTAAGTTTGAAATTGCTTTTTCTACTCCACCAGAAATTTCCTCTAAATACCAAGCGTTATCTACATTTTTTTGAAAATAATTAAAATTTTTATTAAATTCATTTATATTAGTTTTTCCTAATAAAAATTTAGTTTGTAGGTTAGACTGAATGTTTGACTGATCTCCGTATAACCATTTCTCTAGTTTATCAGAAGATTCTTGCCCAGCTCGAACTAGGCCAGTTGTATATTTAAAATAACTTATAAACCTATCAACTGGATTTCTAATTAATGTAAATACTTTTGTGTCAGAGTCCATGTAGTCTAATGGAGCTAAACCAAAATGTCCTCCAATAAATTTACTACTATTCCATTTTTCAACATCTATAATAGTTCTATTGGATACAAAATGCGGTACCCCACTTGTTATTAAGTGGGGTAACACATGATT